CATAGTAAAGATTTTGCCAATTTTTTTTAAGTGGGTTATAGAAAATTTTACTGGTAATAGATTTCCTACATGTTAATGATGTTCCTACACTTTTTTTAATTTTTTCTGTTTCTTCACACCATTTTAAAAATTTAAGAGACGTATTTCCACTGCATTTGATAATGTCCATGATTTCCAATCTGGTATTCCAATTACCAGATGGTCTAAGTTCTTTTTTTCTTACTATGGATTCTAACTGTTTAACCCATTTAGACATAATTTATACCAGATTTTACGAGTTAAAAATTTTCTTTTGCTATCGTATTTGTATCCGTCAAAAATTTGAACTTGTTTGTTTAATTTATTTTCCCTAATAAGTCTTAAAATTTTTGTTCTGGCTAAACCTGTTTTTTGTGACAATTCACCTACAGTAAACCAATTTTTACCATTTGGAATTCTTTGTTTTTTGATTTTATACGAATTATTTTTAAAAATATTTTTCCAAGTATCATTTTTTAAACGATACCAGACAGCTTTTTTAATATATCCATTTTCCGATCTTTCATTACCAACAAACATTTCGCATTGTTTTTTCTGAATCATTTCAGAAATCACAAGACGAACCACATGTAGCGATTTGTTGGTAGCCCTATGAATTTGATTTATATTCATCCAACCCAGACCATTTGGAAGATTTTCGTCTTTACGCATTTCTTGAAAAAGAAACTTAGCCCAATCATCTTTTTGAAGATTTTTTATTTTGAACTTCTTGTTACTCATAACCCGATAATATCGGATACAAAACGATTGTCAACTATATACTTTTATATTTGTAGGAATGATATATTTGCGATTACGCTCTTTTGCTTGATAAACTTCATGGGTTCCATCACCATGAATAAGACCAAATGCCCATCCATGTTGCCATCTTAAACGACGCATTTGATTCCTGTTGTAACTTGGATTCAGATTGCTAAGACAACCTATATTCCAACATTCACGGACATCAATACTCACACTTCTGAAATAATCGATTGCATGTGTGTGACCGAATAAAACATTTCCGTATGTGTCTGCATGTTGTTTTGAACCATGAATATTGTGTCCATAACCATGAACAAATGAAAGGGATCCACATTTGTAGACACCTTGTTTGGAATCATAAGGAAACATTTGAACACGATATTTCTTAACAAGATCCTCAATTTCTTCTGTTCCTTGTGATGCATAATCCCTTTTCAAGCCACTTCCTGCATTACTTAAAAGATCATAAATTCTTTCATCGTGATTTCCTCGTAGAAATACGCGCTCTTGACCGAATGAAAAAAACTTTTTGAAGAAATCTTTTCCAGCATCCCAATCTTCTGTCATGCTTTGACTTTCTTCATAATCAGCACTCGCATTTTTTCTAATGGCACGAAAATCCCATACGTCACCGATACAAACCGTAAGATCCGGTTTATAATCGCGCATAAAATTATACAAACATTTTAATGCAACTGGGTCTGACTCATCTCCGTGTATATCTCCCGCTGCAACAAACTTAATAGGTTTGGCCATAAATTTATATTACATGTAAAAGCGTAATTTCAAGCAGTAGTTTCAGGAATATATTTATTAAGGATTGGTAAAATTTTAGTTTCTAAATTATTAAATGCATTTTTTGCATCAATTGTTAAATTGATCAAATCGGCTTTTTCACGATCATCTAATTTATCAATCAAAAGAGCTTTGCGAATCAGATCTACCAGATATTGAACACCTTGCGTTTCAAGCTGTGGATTTTCCCCTGAAGTTTCTTCAGGAGCAGCAGCTTCTGGTGTTTCTGTTTCAGGAGCATCTAAAACAGCAGGAGGAGCTTCGCTTAAAAGAGAATATTTATTTTTTAAAATTTGTTCGAATTTCATGATGTTGTTGTTAATTTTTTTGTTAAAGTATCAGCATATTTTGCAAAAGCATTAACCACTCCTTGTGTTACAGTATCCACAACTCGTTTCTGTTGAGGATTCATTAATGTACGAAGAACGCCTATGTCAGATTGAGACATGGATTTAGGATCATAACCCCCGGTTGATGATTCTTGATCTTCCTCCTCTTCTTGAGAATCAGCATGTGGAGTAACAGCACCTTTTTGATCTATTTTATATTTTCCTTTTTTTCCATCCACATCATAACTAATAATTCCACACATTTTTTCCATTCCTTCATATTTGGCTTTTCCGGAAGAAACCATTTTATCAATTAAATTTTTTTGAATATCATTTAATTCATCACCTTTAATGTCCAATTTAAGATATTCTTGTTCAAGTAGTTTATGAAAACGAGGCATAAAAGTATTTATTCTAATTTCATAGCATAATTACGCTTTAAAACGGAATTAGACAGGTTATATTCTTTCAAAATCTTGTGTATGTTCTTCATGCTGAAATTCTTACTACTTTGATTTAACAATGAATTTATAATTTTACTGGCAATCTTTTTATAAAATATTTTGTCTGAAACAACCAATTTACTAAATTCCAGAAACGAACCTTCATATTCAATCACTGTAAAGCTTAGATATTTTTCAAATTTATTCAGTATTTTAAGACAAGCAGTATACAGTTCTTTTTGGTCAAAATGTTCTGCAATTTCCAAGTCTTTTACAGGTTGTTCGCTTACCACAAAAACAATATCTTCTTTTTGACGTTTGATTACAAAATTTGAAAGGATCAGATTAGCCAATTGATAAACAAGAATATTTTTGGCATCCTTGTTTTTACTCAAAGGTTTTTCCAGTAGTTTGTATTTGTGGCAAGAATTTAGAATTTTGGTTTCAATTTTGTTTGAAAACGCATCCCAGAAATCGACAAATACGATGTTATCCTTCTTTTGCATCTTTAAACCAATATTCCTTTGGTTTTCCAATTCTAATATTAATGATTCCATTGTAGTACTCTGGAGTTTTTATCACTTCGTTTTGAATTTGCAATTTTATTTCTTCATATGCCAGTTCCCATTTACTTCTACAAAACCTTAAAATTTCAAATTTGAAATTTTCTTTTCCGTATTTTTCAATATCCTCATTCAGTTCGCGACAACTTCCTGTATAAGTTTTCCAATCGCTTTCAGAATATGTTATTTTACTATTTTTACGACTTTTCAGTTTTCTTTTTTTGCGAAACTGAAGTTGTTTCTTTCCAATATATTTTCGGTTATTTTTTAAATTGGTGATCAAATAAATGAAGCCGAAACTTTCATCTTCAAATTTTTCACAAATCCAATGACCATAATCATTCATTTAAGATTTCTTCGTTGAATCAGGACTTTTTTCTTTTTTCTTTTACCCTTTTTGGTTTTTTTCCAAGATCCAAAAGCAAAAGGAATCCGTGCATCACCCGGTGCATATCCATCTCCACTAGAAATAGTTCCAGGCGGGTTAAAGATAGTTCCTATGCTAGGTCCGGCACCAAATACACCTCCCGGTCCTGCTGTATTATCTTCATTTAAGATTTTACTAAAAATATTTGAAAAAAGACCCATATAAAGTATTTATGAATAATGGAACCCGAAAAACTATTAGAAGAAATAAAACAATTTTTGCAATTTGATGAATTGAATTTGAAAGAAAAACAATTAATGCTTCCTAGCATTAAACACAGATATGCCACGATTTATATCAAAACTAAAATGGAAATAGGCAACTTATACGTTGAACGCAAACGCATGATCAAAGTTATAGTTGAAGAAATCAATCGTGAATCTGCTGTTAGATTATCAATTCCTGCTGCCGAAAAACTTGCAAGTGATCATGAAACTATTTTTGAAATAGATAACAAAATTAAAAATTGTGAAATGATTTTGGAAATATGTGAGAAATCTGAAAAAATTTTAAGTTCAGCTAGTTATGATATCAAAAATCTGGTGGAACTAATCAAAATGGAAACAAATTGAACCGTATTTTTCTGGATAAATCTAAAAAGTTTGGAATGATAGAATCACCGCACATTCGGATGATTCGAAATCATTTTTCGTGTGAAAATAAAACTGCACGGCATATGCGCAGAAAAGGTTATTTTGTAGCAGATCGTTTATATGCCATAACACCTTCCGGAAGATTTGATTTGGGTCTTTTCTATTCCATTTACAAATACATGTCAGAAACAATAGGCTTGGAGGATATTGTAGTAGAAAAGGATGTTTTAGAAAAAGCCAACCCTATTCGGATTAAAACTGAAATTGAATACTTGGAATATGAACCTAGAGATTATCAAAAGGAAATGTGCGAAAAAGCATTTAAATTTGGACGAGGAATTTTTGAAGTTGCTACTGGTGGAGGAAAAACATATGTCATGGCAACAATCAGCCATAATCTTATAAAAAACAATTTGGCTAAAAAAATATTGATTATAGAACCTGATCTTGGATTGGTTGAACAAGTTTATGATGAATTCAAGAAAACTGGTGTAAAAAATCAGATTAAAAAATACACAGGAGATAATGATTTTGACGGAGACTCGGAGATTATCATTGCTAATATAGGTGTTTTAAATTCTAGGGGAGAAGAAAAAATTGAGGATTGTGATGCAATAATAATTGATGAGGCGCACAAATATAAAAGAGGAAACAAAATTAATAAAGTTTTGGACAAATTACCGGCATGTATTCGATTAGGATTCACAGGAACCCTTCCAGATGAAAAAGAAGACGTTTTGTGTATTGAAGGTAAATTTGGTCCAGTAATTTACAAAAAAACATCGGTAGATTTGAAAAAGTATCTGACTCAAGCTCAATGTACAGTTATTGAATTGGATTATCAAAATCAGCCAGAATGGTTAGATCCAGATGATTTGAAAAGATATCGTCAAGAATATGAATTTGTAATAAACAATTCTTCCAGAAACAATATTATTAGCAAATTGAGTTGTAATTTACAAAATAATACATTGGTGTTGATTGATAGAATTCAACATGGGTTAGATCTTCAAAATGTTTTGGAAAAAATATGTGAAAATAAAAAAGTCTTTTTTATACGAGGAGATGTTGAAGTGGAATCTCGAAATGAAATTAGAAAAATAATGGAAAACGCTAACAATGTCGTTTGCATTGCCATAAGCAGTATTTTTGCAACAGGTGTTGATATTAAAAATCTTCACAATATTATTTTGGCAAATGCAGGAAAAGCTAAGATT